GTCCCCTAATTTCGTAAAACTTTTCACGAAGACGATTCGTTTGATGAAATTGGGTCTTGACCAGATGTTTAACATCTAGAAACCTGTGCCAGTAACATGATTTAGCTATAGGTGTTGGAATCTTTGCAACCGCTGTATAAATGGCCTGCCATATACCCCTTCTGTTGGCACGTCGTTTAATTTCAGTGATGAGAATAGGTGCGAAACGCTCTGTTCGATATGACGAATGAACACAAAGATAATCGATTTGTGTCATCTTGAGTTCTTTCCCTTCGACCTTCACATCTAGTGGAGTGCTCGATATAAATCCAACGAGTTCCTTAGTATCCGTTTTACGAATAGCTATACTATCATCTATAGACCACTTCATGATTCTCATGGTGTAAACAAGCTTAAATCTACCGTTATGCACATAGTGTTCCTTCAAAAAATCACAAGCTTCTTTCAGACTACACGATGACCATATGAAACCATCGGGAAGTTTAGTTGTCTTTTTAGATACTTCCCGTGTTCCATCGATTTCACCTGGTTCTACACCTTCACGCGAAACTGGCTGTTTATTCCAATATTCGTGCATTCTTTACCCAAGTATTGGCTTAAAGTTTTAAGTTGTTACAAAAACATAATGTCTCTCGAACAAGATTACACCACAGTCCCCGGCCAGATTTATGCCTGTCTGTCCATTGTAGGACCTGAGGCACCCCAAAAGAATGACAAGTTTGGCATCAAGATTCGTGGCGCATTCGCTACTCGTGACGAGGCTGCTAAACACGCCAAGCGTCTCCAGAAGGAGGATCCCACGTTTGATATTTACGTTGTAGATATGTATAAGTGGCTTCTCATCCCTCCCGATCCCACAAAGATTGAGGACGTTCACTACACGAACGATAAACTTGAGGAGATCATGACTGGATACAAGGAGAATCAGGCACAGGCTGCTCGTATGTTCCAGGAGCGCAAGCAGGGGATGATGGATAACAAGGTTGGATATACCCCTGGTGATGAGAACTCTAAGTTTTACACCAAGCCTGATGAGTCACCTATTTCCCATCCCGCGGAGGTCCTGGAGCGACTCAAGAAGGAGAAGCCCGATGCGAACATGGAGGATCTAGTCAAGGAGGCTGACGAAATCGTTAACGAGGAAATGAAGGAGCGCCAGAGGCAGCGTGAGGCTGCCGAGTCTACGGATGGAAAGATGGGGGAGATCAAGGAAGACGAGGGTGAGCCCGAGGTTTCGTCTGCGTAAATAATATTCATATACAATAAACAAAATGTTCAGGGTTATCATTACGATATTCCTGGTAGGAGCATTCTTTATTTTGTTTTTTAAACCAAAATACAATTTAAAAAACAAAACAGTTTCCAAAGTTTCGACTACTGGAGGTTTTATTGAAGATACCGAGGATGCATTTATACATCCCGTGTATCCATCTCCACTTATAAAGCGAGATGCCACTGGAAAAATTAAACCCATTTATGGAGACATTGGCACTTTTGTGGCGTATTCTAACATCCCTGATGATAATTGGTTGAGTGGTTTCCCACAACAACCCTCGGGAGAGCAGAGCTATGAAGATGCTGATACGAAACTTTCGCGACGTATACGGGAACTTACGTATAGCGGAGGATAACAGGTTGCATAGTCTTACCCATGAAGAATCCTAGAAGAAAAACAGCAAATGCGATAATCCAAGTGGACTTGTCTATGGTTGCAAACAAATCAAATTTATCATTTTGTGATGGAGGTGGGGGTGGTTGGGGGTAGCTCATTTCACTGGGATGAAAATAATATTGGTCTTCCTGTTTATTATCTTCATCCTTCTCCTGATTTAAAGGGTCGAGGTTCGGATTGTATTCAATGGGGTTTCCAATATCAGTTTCCATTTTCTAATATAGTTTTTGTTTTTTTTAAGCGTCTTCTTCCTCACTTTCACTCTCATCCTCCACCACGAAATCCTTGAGATTGCCGTTATCGTCGGCGTCATCGTCATCATATTCTTCATCCGAGCTAAATCCCTCTTCGTCCTCTGTGTCAATATCAGAATCTATAATGGAATCATGTTCGTCAGAAGCGTAATCATCGTCTAGAACTTCTTCGGTGGGAATATAAAGAACGGGCTTCTTTATCACCCTACCAAAGCGAGAACGAGTACTAACAGTCATTATTATAACTTTAAGCGGCTATCTGTTTAAGTATCTTTAGGATGTAGTTTTTCTACTATTTTAGATGGTAATACGTGCACCCTCGCTTTACTTTTAGTGCAAATAGGACATTTCTGTTTTATTTGGTTTTTACTGACGGTGTATGACATAGTTTTATTCTCTTGATGCTCTCCTGAGATTGTTTCGCAATAATTAGATGTGGTTAACACTAAAAAATTATTTTTACTTCGTGTTACATTGACTACATGTGTATCACCGTTGCATTTCATGAATTTGTTAATAAACTTTTCGAGTTCTGGTTTGGCATCACTTTGTTTGATTGGAGGCTTTTCGACAAACTTTTTAATTTCTGGACACTTTGTCAGTGTTTCATTTTTAGGGTAAAGTTTATCAATAATATCATTTGTTAATTTATGTCTTCTACCACAAAAGTATTCACAAAAGCCATCACGCCTTCCCCTGATTGTTTCGTGTCGACTGAAACATTTTTGGAGAATCTCTCTTCCACTTATGATGAACCACACATGATTCGATCCATGATTTCTTTTTACGTTTTCACAATATCTAGAAGTTGTCGCTGCGAAATACGTTTCTTTGTTTTTGAATAGTTTAGTGATGTATGCACCCCCTTGACCCTCCATATTTTTTCGAATAAATGTTTCTATATTGTGTTTCAATTCTTCATCATAAATTTCATTATTCATTTGATCATCCGAAAAAGAACATTCTTTTATTTTTAAAGATACAGAAGGTGGCTCTACCGTAACGGTTATGGGTGCATTGGTTCGAACGGCTGACATTTTAAGAATTTCAACGGTTGGTTCCTGACCTATTCTCACGAGAGAACCATCTTTGTATATGAAAACTGGAAGATATGCCAGTTGGTCTATTCTACCATTATCACATTCCGCACAACCGTGGCCACCGCAAGCATCGTGTTTCGCTCTTTTATGAGACCACGGCATTCTAAATCCACTCCCCTTTGTCTTTCTACGTGCGTCACCGTATACAGATGAATCGATAATCTCATTCCAATCCATATTACTCTTAAATTTTGAGAGGGACACGAGAATATGTTCACGGAGTGCGATAGCGGATATCTGATCAACCACAAACCCTGACCAGTTAAGGTGCACACCAGTTTTAATTAGGTCACCGGACGGCTTAGGTGGTGAGACAGAAACGAGACACTCTTTACCACCGTGCAAATTTACCGTCTCACAAATAACTTTAGAAATGTCCTGAATCTCATTGATTCCCAGGGATTCTGGATCTTTATAATCGATATCCACGAAAAAGTTATACGTCTCACTCTTTTGTTCGACGACGTAAATCTTTTCACCTGATTTTACAGCCTTGATATACATATCGTAAAATTCATTCAATCTATCAAACGGCACAGAGAGTTTACCCCCGTCCATGAGCACGTGTGATAGATTGGTAGCATTATTGAATTTTTGGGACCAATTCTTAAACATACCTTATTATTGTTCATCACCTCTAAACCACTTCATACAGGAAACGTCCTGGTATTCTTTTGTTTTAGAAAGTTCCTTCTTAAAGGTTAATAATTCATATACTGTTTTTTCTTCATTTTGTTTGAACCATTCCTCAATCTCCTGGTCACACATACCCCTATTCTTTTCAAGTAGATCACCAATCTGTCGTAGAATGAAAGCCTTGGACTTCATTATTTAATAGAGAAGGTTTTTCTATTATGAGAACTTATACACGCGTAGAATTGCGGATTTCTCAAAACATTATCTATAATGAGTTTCCAACGTTTACGTGAGTTAAATTCCTCTAGGGTATCATAACTCATGTAATCGTTTTCGTCGTGGGTCTTACGAATGGGTTGATTGTTCATCTTTTTAATTTGTGTCTTGTGTTTTTCTTCATAGAATTTTCGTATTTGGGTTTGTTGTTCTGA